AGCAGAATAGAGAGAATACTTGAACTTGAGTCCAGCAGACTTGACGGCCATTTTTATTCTATACCAGAGATAAATGGACTTGAACGTTATTATCCCCGTGCTCTTGTTTATTCTTTTGTCTCCTGGCTTGTTGCTCCGATTACCTCCTGGAGGTTCTAAGTTGACCGTAACCCTGACTCATGCGGTTGTTTTCGGATTGGTCTACACTCTTTTGCGACGCACGTTCCCACAATACTATTAATCGTTTAAAGTAAGAATTATCAACTATAGTATACCATGCAATCATTGGATACTATATTTGATAGGCAGGATACCGATAAGGGTATTAATTTTCACAACTATACCAGACAATATGAATCTATTTTCAAGAATTTCAGAGAAAAGCCAATCAAATATTTAGAGATTGGTGTTGCAGCTGGAGGAAGTGTGAAAGGAATGAGAGAGGCATTTAAAAATGCAGAATGTATTGTAGGACTGGATATCAATGTAACATGTTCAGTATTCAATGACCCTTTAAATAAGATTTTTATAGAAATAGGAGATGCAACGGATAGCAATTTTATAAACTATATTACTCAAAAATATGGCAAATTCGATATTATTTTAGATGATGGTTCACATCTAAATCGCGACGTGATTAAAACATTTGAATTGTTATTCCCATTGCTAAATGATAATGGGTTATACATTGTTGAAGATACATCCTGCTTTAAACATTCATACTTTTTAGACCAAAATTATGATAATCATTTAAATTATTTTATGAAATATATACCATTTTTAAATCAATGGCGTCTTGATTCAACAGAAGGTCCTAAGGACTTTATATCTGACCCTTTTAAAATTTTGAAAAAGACTGATAACGTATTCGAATACTCAATCGACAAGATGGAATATGGATGTGGATTTGTTGCAATTCATAAAAAGGTACGCAAACACTGGATAAATAAGTAAAACGGACTTAAGTACGAATAGATAAGAATATGTATGGACACTTATTTCCCTTACAACCCACGCAATCGTTGGTTTCAAGCGAATGATATCAACCGTATTCTGCGAAAACATGGATTGCCACACTATTCAGTTGGTAATCAAAAAGTATTTCAAACGGCTATGGTTCATACTACCTATGTGAGACGAGCAGAATATACAACTCCCGATGGACGTCCTGCGCAATTAGCGCCGTGTCCTTCTGGTGTAATGCCTTTACAAGATGAATCCTATGAATGTTTAGAATTTGAAGGAGATTCTGTGCTCGGTGTATGTGTAGCAACTTATCTCCGCAAGAAATACCCTACCAAAAAACAGGGATTTCTTACCGATGCTCGCAAAGAATTGGTGAACAATGACAGAATAGGTCAATTATCACAAATAATAGGACTGGATAAGTTCTATGTTATTTCAAGACATAACGACGAATCTGCTACGATTAGTGGACGTTCCAACATCAAGAAATTGGGTGATATCTTTGAAGCGTTTATAGGAGCACTCTGGACGGATTGTGGAAATAGATTTCATATCGTCTATGCGTTTGTTATCAGCGTGATGGAAGCCTATCTTGATATTGAAGAAATTGTAAATACGGTAACCAACTACAAAGATGTATTTCAGAAATTCTGTCAAAAAACACTGAAATGTACTCCTGTATATGAGTTGATTTATAACGATACGAAAAATAATGAAATCAAAGTTGCTGTGTGTGATGACAAAGGAACTGTATTGGCAACAGGGATTGCTTCTACACGAAAGAAAGCAGAGCAGTTGGCTTGTAAATGTGTTCTTACCAAGATGGACCCTACTTTCTCCGACGAGTAAGTCTCTTTTGAGTGGATAGCTTAGCCTTTCGCTTACAAGTGAATTTTTTCAATGTTCTGCCAGCAGGAATAACAGACCGGACACAAATCGCAATCGCACTGGATTCATCTTTTCCTGTTTCCCGAACGTGTTTTATACATCGGCATAGTTTGTTCGCAGGACGTGTTCCTTTTGCACCTCCAGATACCTTGATGGCCTTATTTATTATTTCATCTATCTCTGCAGTGGTATTCTTTTTCACTTCTGGACTTTCTTCGTAGCTTTTTGAAGTATCGAATCCTTTTGTAGGAGTGACTATTTCTGTACGATTGCCCAACACTTCTTTTTCAGACCTGTTTATTTCCTTTATAAGCTGTTCCGTAGTAAAATCATTGACTAGCATATTCAAGATGTTGTCGGTAATGTTATCAAATACATCATCGGTTATAAGTTTGTATTGATGCATTCCGGTAATAATAGAAAGAATATCAAAGACTCTTGAAAGGTCTTCTACTGCTTGATTAACACCAATTTTTACCCCTGCACTATACCCTATTACAACACCTGTTTTCCATTGAACATAATTAAGAGCATACTTAAATTTATCATTGGTTCTATTCTTGATGAAATCACGAAACCTTTCCTTAAACTTTTCACGGGGTTCAGCAATACCAAAATCGTGAATAACTAGTTTATCACCTTTCCAAGCAATGTTACCGAAATGCAAATCCATATGAACGAATCTGCCTTCAATTCTTGCAAGGACTCTCATCAATTCATACAATTCAGGAACCACAACATTTTTTGGTCTACTTATTTGGCCCTTTGAAAACACATCCTCCTCCTGTTTTGGTGTGATGATGTTGGTAAGATGAGTTATTTTTTCAGGCTTGCTTATATTGAAATCATCTATACTACATTTCTTACCTTTGTTACTGGATACGTCACTTTCCTTGACTTCAAAATTGCTACAAGATTTCTCAAAAAAATTGAAGCGATTTCTTATTTTACCTGGATACTCTGCTTCTACCTCATCGACAAACCCCTTTACCATTTTTTGGGCTTCTAAATCCTCATCCCCCTGGACAACACGAGATACATACTTGCTGGGGTCATCAATGGTTGTGCCATCCAGACACTCTAATGGTGGGTCATATACACAAGTGTTGGCACCACTTGCTAAAAAGGCACCTCCTTTTCTCATTGTTTAACCTGCCGAAGAATATTCGTATCACATTATAAATAGAAACATGGGAGGAGGATTACTTCAATTAGTCGCCTATGGCGCACAAGATGCTTATATCAGTGGAAATCCGCACATTACTTTTTGGAAAGTCCTTTTCAAGAGACACACCAACTTCGCTATGGAGGCCTTCCGTGTCAACTTCACTGGCGCACCCCACTATGGACAACGATTGGTCGCCACCGTCAATCGTAATGCGGACTTGATTTTCAAGACCTATGTCCAAGTCACTCTGCCAGACACATTGAGTCTGACAAAAACAGTTAATGGAGTAACATCTAGTGCTCCTGTACTATGGACTGCAGATACTAATCGTCGTCTTGGGTATGCTCTTTTGAAAAAGATTGAGTTGGAGATTGGAGGTCAAATCATTGATACTCACTATGGTGAATGGCTCTTCCTTTGGGAGAACTTGGCCTCTCCATTTGATGAATCCGTCAAACTTGATGGTATGGTCGGAGGTCCTATTAATGGAACCAGTACCTCTGCTACTTCTTGCGGAGGTCGTCCAGGTGTCTTGTATATTCCTCTTCAGTTCTGGTTCTGTCGCAACCCTGGTCTTGCTTTGCCCTTGATTGCTCTTCAATACCACGAGGTTCGATTTAACATCTACCTCGGCAATGCAACTGATTTGGTTACCTCTACCAACTACGCTAGTATTGCCGCTGCCGCTGCTGCCCTTCCTCAAATCCAGGATATGTCGCTCTACATTGACTACATCTACCTCGATGTGGATGAACGACGACGATTTGCTCAGGATTCTCACGAATACTTGATTGAGCAGCTCCAATATGGTATGCCACAGACCATTACCACTGCCAATGCTCGTTTGGACTTGACTCTCAACCATCCTGTTAAGGAATTGGTGTGGGTATTCCAAGATGCTCGCAAACTTGATTGCGGTTCTACTTTGACTGCCAATGTTGGATACACTCAACCATTCACCTACGATGACATTGTTGACAGATGCCGAATTCAAATCAACGGACAGGACCGATTTGATGAGCGTTACGGAGACTATTTCTGGAAGGTCCAGCCATACCAACACCATACTGGAGGTGCTTTCTGGCCTATTCGCAATAAGGTTGCTAACATTGCTGCATTAAACGCTGGAGGAGCAAACCAAACAACCTTTACAGGTACTATTTCAGGAACTACGTTGACTGTTTCCGGATGGACTGCTTCTTCTACAAGCGGCCCTATCACTGAAAACATGTTGATTGTTGGTGCGGGCGTTCCTCAAGGCACTTTCATTGTGGACTACGGAACTGGTGCAGGAGGTAACGGAACATACGAAGTCAGTACCAACTCGACCGTTTCTTCTACCACTATGTATGGTTATGCCAACAACGTCTCCAACAACGATTACTACAATCCTATCAACGTGTATTCATTTGCTCTCAAGCCTGAAGAACATCAACCATCTGGAACTTGTAACTTTTCTCGTATTGACACTGCTACTTTGGTCTTCGACAGCATGACAAATGGTGGAGCTGGTACTTTCCCATCAAAGGCATATCCATACAACTTCCGTATCTATGCAGTCAACTACAACGTCTTCCGCGTAATGTCTGGTATGGGTGGATTAGCTTACAGTAACTAAATGATTAGTCAACTGGAAGCAAATTTAATAGCAGCAGGAGTGG